TAGGCGCTGTTGTTGGGCAGGATGACTTGGTTGGTGGTGCTGGCGGCGCTGCTGTCGCTAGCGAGGACTGTTGCGGTGGCGTTAGTGGTTTCGCGGCCTAGGAGCAAAAGTGCGGATTGTGTGCATCCTTGAAAATTGGCAATAGGAATATTGCAGGCAGCGATAGCAGAATTGCCGACAATGTTGCGTGTTGTGCCTTGGCGTCCGCCGACAATAGTCGAAGCTAATGCGTTTGCCGTATTATTTAACCCTCCTGCGGCGACCGCATAATTACCTGAAGAATTAAGGGCTGAACCAGCGCCTACAAACGAATACTGACCAGAAGCCGTATTTGTGTTTCCTCCAGCAACAACTGCGCCAGCAGCGGTTGCATTGTTCTGCACTCCGCCGCCTATAAATGCCCACTGCCCAGTTGCCGCATTGGTTTGTCCCCCACACACCGTTGCGTGGGTGTTGGTTTGAGCGGTGTTACTCTGGCCACCGCCGACGAAGCTGTAGGAGCTAGTGGTGGCATTGACGCCGCCGCCGCCGACAAAGGTGTAGCTGCTACTGGCTGTATTGCTATCCCCACCGCCAACAGTGCCCCAAGAACCTTGTACGGTATTTCCATACCCTCCGGCAATCGTGCCATAGGTTGAAGATACGGTATTTGCGTTTCCCCCTCCGATGGTGGCTTGTGTTCCAGAGGCAACTTGCGCAATACCGTTGCGACTTTTTTGCCAATCCGTCGCCCCAACCCCACGCTTATTCCCACCCACCAGCGTCCCATCCGGCACCTGAGCAAGCGTTGCTCCAGTGCCCTTGGCAACTAGGGCAATGTCAGCGTTTGTTGCGCTGATCGCGCCACCGTTGATTTCGGTGACAGGCGTAGTGCTATTGACGCCATCGTTGTCCAGTCGCGCTAGCAGTCGCAGCGCCGCAGATGCCCAACCGACTGGGTTCAGGTTCATGTCAGATCACCACCGAAGGCTGCGACACGCACCGTGCCGGTGGTGGGTGCAACAGTGATCGTGGCACCAAGCTTGTAGTTTGCGTTAGGTAGCACCAGATCGGTGTAGGCCGTCACCAAGCGGTAGCCCTTGACCGTGTTGCTGCCGGTGGTGGCGCTGATCGTGAACTGATCGAACAGGTCCCACTGCGTCCCGTCGTACAGGAACAGGTTGACCAGCGATGCCACTGTCGTCGCAGTGCCTTGAACGTTCACGCTCAGGATCCGCGTGCCAGCCGATGCGCCAACAATGAGATCGTTGATCGTGCCGGTGCCATCGGTGGCGGTGTTTGCCGTGCTCAGCGACAGGCGGCCGATGCGTGGTGTGGAGATGAAGGCGGGTGAAGCAGCCATGGCTCAGATGCAGTTGCTGTTGAGGTAGAGGTTGTCACCGACGGAGCTGCCGCCACCTCCGCCGCCAGCCGTGGCCCAGGACAGCGTGCCGGAGCCGTTGGTGCTAAGCACTTGGCCGGTGGTGCCATCAGCAGCAGGCAGCGTCCAGATGCGGTTGCTGGTGATTGTCCCAGGCGCCTTGAAACCGACATAGGCGGAAGAATCCGCATCAGCCAGCCGTAGCTCGCGCTGCGCATTGAGAACAATGTCGGTCTCGAAGATCCGTGACATCAGCCGAGCACCACCACGCGATAGGCGTTACTGGCCGGCGCCGTGGCGAACACCAGCGTCGCTGTGGTTGTGCTGGTGCGCTGCACGTCCACCTCCACGTCGTCGTATTGCCCCGAGTTGGGGAATACGCGGATAATCACGTCGCGGGTGTTCAAGTTGTGGGTCACCACATAGCTGGTGGCGCTGCCGTCGCCGATGTTGGCAGAGACCTTGCGCAGGCGACCGGACCAGTTGGCCAGCTTGAGCGGGGTGACGATGCGAGCGTCATCGGTGCCAGCGTCAATTTCAGCCTGCGTGGCAAGTTCGGCGATGCCCGCCGTGGTTTCGCTGGCCGCCGGAGCCGAGGTGCCAAAGGTGACCCAGCTGACGGTGCTGCTGCCAATCGTTCCGTTGACTTGATCCTGACGGTAGCTGGTGCCAGCGCTGGTGCCTTCCTCGACCGTCGCGATGGCTTGCTCTAGCTCGGCGAAGGTGCTGGCATCCAGCGCCCGCGTCATGGTCACGGCAGGGCCGTTCCAGACATAAATCCCGTTTTCGGATGCGGTGCTTTGCGATCGCACCAGCACGCGATCGGCCGACGCCATCGTGATGCCATCGATGGTGGCGCCAGGGCTGCTCAGGTTGAGGTTGGACTGGGTTGCAACACGGCACGCGTCCTTCCACGCCAGTCCTTCAACCAGCGAGTCAACGTAGGCCTTGGTGGCGGCATCGCCGGAGCTGCTCGGCGCAGCAAGGTTTACGACCCGCGAGGCCGAGTTGAAGTCGAGATCTGTAAAGACTTTCCGGGCCATCTCAGGTCAACCTCGCGAAGCCGGACAAGGGCACTGAGAACACGATAACTGTTTGATTCACGCTGGGATGCGACACGTCCGCATCCACCTCTTGGCTCCCGCTATCGAACACCTCAACGCTGGGCACATGGCCGAGGTTGTGGTTGATCGTCCAGGTCGTGGCGGCCGATGATTGCGTGAACACATAGGCGGCGCCTCCGTCCACCCCGTCAACCCACTGCGTGCCGTCGTACTTGAGCACCTCGCCAGCGGTGGGGCTGGTGAGCTCCACATCGGTTAGGTCTGACAGGCCAAACGTCCGCGGATTGGCGCCCGGTGCGGTGCTGCTAGGCGCCAGGCGCTGCAGCGCGATCTCCACAAGCGCTCCATCATCCAGCTTGCGCACCTCGCGCACCTGGTAGTTCACGCCATCGACCGTAATGCCGTCGCCGAACAACAGGCCGCCGAAATCAGCAGCGCGCGCTGTCAGCGAATAGTCGGTGGTCAGCACCATGTCGCCAGAGATGACCTGGCTAGGCATATCGAGAATGCCCAAAGCCGAAACGGCGCCAGCCGTGCAGCTGACGCCAAAATCGTTCAGGAATACCGTCAGGTCTTCACTGATCGCCATCGGCCTTCACCTTGCGCGCGCGTGGTTTGGGCTCCTCGGCCGGCGCCTCGACAGCGCGGCCGTAGCGGATCAGCTCAGCAGCCACAGCGCTGTCCAGTTCGTAGACCTTGCCGGCCTCGAGGTATTCACCCCGAGCAGCGCAGTCACTTTCGATCAGAACCTTCATGAGAAAAAATGGGGGCGGTTGCCCGCCCCGTCTCCTATCAGGTGGTGATGTCCAGGATGGCGGCGAAGCTCTTGGGATCGCGCACGGCCACGTCATAGGTGACGATGCCGCGAACGCTGGTCAGAGCCTTGCTGAAGTCGTCCTGATCTTCACCCACGGTGATCTCGAGGCCGTTGCCCCAGAAGCCGACCATGGCCTGGCTGAAGTCGCCCATCAGCAGAGCCGAGCACACGCCAGAGCTGGAACCCTTGGTGAGGGTGTTGGGCACCTGGTTGGAAGCGGCGAGAGGGTAGCCGTTCAGGATGCCAGGGGTGGCGCCGCGGCCGATGCGGGCTGCGTCGGTGTTGAACAGGAAGGGGCCGTCGCCGGTGGTGGAACCGCCAGCGCGCAGCTTCTTCAGTGCAGCCAGCACTCGGTAGTTGGTGAGGTACGAAACGGCACCAGCGTTCACCACGCCGTTGACGTTCATCACCGCAGCTTCCAGATCCACCACCTTCTCAAGGGTGACGGCGCCACCGTTGGTGCCCATGGCCACCGAGCCGATGCCGGAGGTCTGCATGATGCCGGTGGGCTGGCCGGCAGAACCGGAGCCGTTCAGGATGCCCAGGTCAATGGCCAGGTTGATGCCATCGGTCAGGTCACGACGCACCAGCTCCTCGATCCCAGGAGTGCCCTGCAGCAGGGTCTGGCGGCTGTACTTGGACAGAGCGGCCAGGTTCTTGGGAGCCATCGTCACCTGATCGAACAGGGACTCAGACTGCGTGATCGCGGTGGTCTGGGTGCTCAGGTAGTAGGTCGAAGCCACACCGGAGCGGCGGGGGATCGCCACATTGCCCACCAGGCCGGTCATCGTGCGCACGCCCAGCTGGAGCATCACTGCGTTGTTACGCAGGAACTCGATGAACTCATCGGCCAGCAGGTCGGTCTGCACCAGGTTGCCGCCGGTGGTGGCGCCAGAGGTGACGTAGGTGGCGCGCTGGCCGCCCAGGGCAGAGAAGGGAACGAAGAAGGAGCGCTCAGCACTCTTGGCGACGCCGGACTTCTCCACTTCGCGGGAGATGTCACGCACCAGGCCTGCCTCGCGGCTGGACCAGTCGCCGGTCAACATCGCGCGGATGCCGGCGGTGATGCTGTAGGAGGCGCGCTCCTGAGAGGCCATCTCAACAGGGGCCACGGTCTCGACGGGCTTGATGCCCAGCTTGTCGAGCACGGCAGCGCGGGCCTCGTCGAGGCTGCGGCCGCCTTCGATCAGCTGGCGGCCGAGGTCGGCCATGTTGTGCTTCTCAGTCAGGGCAGAGATGCCGGCAATGCGAGCGCGCTCAGCCTTCGCAGCCTCGGCAGCCGCTTCAGCCCGCACCGCTGAGATGTCAGGGGTGTTGTCCATCGGAACCTCAGGTTCTGGTTGGGGGGTTGGAGATGCGGCGGGGGCCGCAGGTTGAGCGTCGAGAGCACGCCCGACGCCGACCGTTGGGTCTGCAGGTATGCTAACCACGCTCACTTCGTAGGGACTCCAGCGAGTCGCCACGAAGTTGCCAGTGCCGCGCTGCTCCATGTCTTCGATCTGGTAGCCGAAGCTCACGTTTCGCAGCACGCCGTCTTTGACATCAGCCAGCACTTCCTGAGCGAAGCTATTACGGCTGAAGCGCACGCTGACGTAGCCGCGCTTTTTCTTGCCATCGATCCACGCGCGCTCGACTACACCCACCACCTTGTTGGGGTCGTGGTTGAACAGCAGCGGCGCGGAATCGTTGAGGCGCGCCAGGTCGGCAGCCTCGCGATCGTGGCTCAGCACTTCGTTGCCGAAGTAGCGGGCCACGGGGAACTCGGAGCTGAAGGGGAACTCGATGGTGCGCTCGTCTTCGCCGACCTGAAAGTCAGCTACCTCGGCGCGCTTCAGGAGCTGCCCTTCGAGATCACGCGATAGGTCCATCGGTGTCCTCAGTGTCATCTTCCCCATTATCGTCGCCTGCGTCCGGGTCGCTGGCCGGAGCCACCTCCTCGGCCTGATCCTCACCCGCGTCGCCGGCCTGCTGCGTGCCAGCCGCGTTCACCTCATGCGGGTCGGTGTCGAACGTCAGATCGAGCTCATCAGCCAGCTGCAGCTCGGCGGCCCTGGCCACCATCAGCTCCTCGAGGTCGCCGCCCTGCTCGGCCACCACCTCGCCCAGTGTCTTGAAGCCGCAGCGCACCGCGTCCTTGTAGGCCTGCACTTCCTTGGCCGGATCCACCCATGCCCAGCCGCGTGGCATCCACCGGATGGCCCGGTAGCGCTCGGGGTCGGTCTCGTAGAACGGCAGCCCCAGCGCACCGCCGAGCACCGCCATCTCCAGCCAGGCCTCGAAGACCGGCTGGTGGAAGTTCTCGATCAGGTACTGCTGCAGCGCGCGCCAGTGGTCGCGATCCTCGAGCAGGCTCAGCCGGCTGCTGCTGTAGTTCGTCTGGCTGAAGTCGCGGCTCACGCTCTCGTAGGAGCAGCCCAAGCCCGCCGCCATCGCCCGCAGCATCGCCCGCAGGAACGGCTCGAACTGCCCATCCGGTGCATCCAGCGATGGCACCGTCACCTTCTCGCCAGGCGCCAGATACTTGAACACGCCTGGCTCAAAATTCGACACCCGCTCGCCGTCCACCACCTCATCGCCCAGCAGCTCGCCCTCGGGGCTCTCGATGAAGCCCATCAGCGCGCTGCTCGCCCGCGCGCGGATCACCTCCGCCTCCTCATAGCCCTGCAGGTGGTGCAGCCGCTGGATCGCAGTCGCCAGCCAGGGCACGCCGCGGGTCTGGCCGGGCCGGTCCATCAGGTAGAGGTGGATGATCTCCGAAGCCGGGATCAGCTGGTGGCGCCCGCTCGGTGGCCCCTGAAATGGCGCATCACCGGGGTGCTTCTTCAAGAACGCATACTGCACCGGCCGGCCCCAGCGGTCGCACTCGACCCCCATCCGCCACTCATTGCCGTCAATCGTGCTCTTGCCCGTGTAGGTGTCATCGAGCAGGTCCGACTCGATCACCTCGAGCGCGAACGGCACCTTGCCGCCGCCGAACGGCTGCCGCACCTTGCGGATGAACACCTCACCCGACTCGGCCATCGCGCCGATCACCAAGCGCTCCATGTCGTGCCAGCTCAGCCGGCCGCCGGTGTGGCAGTGCTGTTTCTTGCTCCAGACCTTCCAGGCGCTCTCGATCGCGTCATTCACCTGCGCATCCAGCCGCCCGCCGCCGCGCACCATCCGCACCTGCGCCTGCATCTTGATGCCGGTGCCGATCACGTTGTTTTTCACCGCGCGGATCGCCTGCCGCGCGTAGTCGTTGTCGCGCACCAGCTGGCGCGAGCGGTTCCGCAGCCGCGGCAGGCTGCCCTTGATCTCAGCGTCGGCGCTGGTGCCGGCCGTCACCCAGTCGCTGGTGAGCCGGCTCACCATCGCGCCTTGGTACATCCGCCGCCGTGGTGCAGGCGTGGCCTCGGGGGCGCCGCGTTGCAGCCAGCCGAGGATCGAGGATCGGATGCCCATCAGAAGCGCACGTAGAGGTTGTGAGGATTGCCGAGGCCATTGGCGGCCAGGGAGGCGGCCTGTTCGCGCTTCACCTCAGCCTTCAGTTTGCCCTCCAGCATCAGCAGATCGGTCATCTCCATTTTCTTCAGCCGCCGATTGCCGATCGTGTACTCGGCCACCGCACCGCCGGAGATGATCGCCCTGATCGCCGCCTGCACCGCCTCGAGGTCTTTCTGCGCCTGGCTCCGGCCATCAAACGCGCCCGGCGTGCCGGTGTAGCTCAGCTTAGGCAGCACCTCGAGCTGACCGGCGCCCAGTGTTTGATGCACGCCGCTGTTGCGCGCCTCGGCCTGCCAATACCACTGCCCGGCATCAAACGCCGCGCTGGTGGCCTGCGAGATCGTGAACTCCCACCCGGTCCCGTAGGCCGCACCCGTCACCGTCGCGCCTTCGCTCGCGGTGTTAGTCCGCAGGTAGTAGAAGAGCCCCCAGCCGTCGCTGCTGCTGATCGGGTTACCCAGGTTGTCGCGGCCCGCAACGTCCCGCCAGCGGATCGTGTCACCGGCTCTGATCTGGGCAGGGATGTTCACGGCGCCTTACCAGTGAGTTGCGAACGCCGGGGCGGCTCCCTTCGATTTTAGCCGCGCCTTCGTCGCACCTTCAGCCGGTTTTTCCAGTCGCTTCTCCAGCTGATCCCAGATCGTTCTGCGGTCGTACCGCTGGTACAGCCGATGTACCGCTGCATACGCATAGACCAGACAGTCCAGTGCTTCGTTCCGCGCGCTTGGCTTCTTCACCCATTCGCGCACCGGGAAGCCCTTCACGTACCGCAGCGCCTGCTTCTCTGCCGTCAGCTGCTCGAAATACTCACTCCCGGTCTGCGCATGGAAGTGCAGGTAGCCCGGCCCGCGTTCGTTGTGCTTCAGCCTCCCGAACAGCGTGGTCTTCACCGTGTCGCCGCCCACCGGGAACACCTGCGCCCCGCGCTTCAGCGTGCGGCCCTGCGCGCTGATGTCCACCTTGCTCGCCTTGCCGATCGGCGGCTTGCCGCGCTGGCTCTGGCCCTTGATCGCGATCACGCCCACCGCCTGCCGCTCCCGCGCGTACTGGTACACCTCCGCCGTTGCGTGGCCGCCCGAGTCGATCGCCACCACATCCGCCCGCAGCTTCGCCCCGCTCACGTGCTCCCAGTCGTGCAGCACCAGCAGGTCCAACTGCTTCCACACCTCGGGCCGGCATGGGTCGCCAAAGATCTCCTGGTGGTCGATCAGCCAGCCCTCCTCCTCGCGGCCCCACGCCCACACGCTCACCGCCAGGCGATCGCCCGCACTGCCGCCGCCGCCCTGCACGTCCACGCCGATCGTCACCGCCAGCGCGCCCTCCGGCAGCCGGCCCGCCGCATACGGCTCGCACCGCTCCAGCAGCGCATCCGCGCTCACCTTGCTGGCGTAGTCCTCCTCCCACGTCTC